TGCACAGAAAAACACACGGTACACCCGTGACACCTACGAGGAACTAAGAAATGCCGGAATACAAAGGAATTGCCTTTTTGCGTAATAAACTCGCCCAGAAACGCGGAAGGATAGATCTGCGATATAGATTCTATGAAATGAAATACTTTGCGAAGGACATGGAAATCAGCACTCCGCCCAAGCTTAGAGGATGGATGTCTTCATTTGGATGGTGCGGGAAGGCTGTCGACAGTCTGGCAGATCGGCTCGTGCTTCGTGGCTTCGAGAATGACACATACGGAATGTCTGATATATATTTACTTAACAATTTGGACGTGCTGGCAGATTCCGCTGTGCTTGGAGCGCTGATATGTGCGTGCAGTTTTATTTATATATCGCAGGATGATTCCGGATTCCCTCAGATGCGAGTTGTTGATGGGCGTGACGCTACGGGGATTATCGATCCGATCACTAATATGCTAAAAGAAGGCTATGCGGTGCTGGAGGTTGATAAAGTGACGGGTACCCCGAAGGTGGAAGTATACCTGCTTCCGTATGAGACATGGCTGTATGAGGATGGAAAGTATGTTTCCACATTCAAACATCCTGCGCCGTATCCACTGCTTGTCCCTGTGATCTATCGCCCTGATGCCAAGAGACCGTTCGGGCATTCCAGAATCAGCAGAGCGTGCATGGATTACCAGAACAGCGCGGCAAGGACGGTAAAGCGATCTGAGATAGCAGCGGAATTTTACAGCTTTCCGCAGAAGTACGTTCTGGGCATGGATTCTGATGCGGAACGTATGGACAAGTGGCAGGCGACCATGTCAGCAATGCTCCGGATCGATAAGGATGAGGATGGTGACAAGCCCGTCGTTGGGCAGTTCCAACAGCAGAGCATGACTCCGCACATCGAACAGCTCCGCATGTTTGCGGGATTGTTTGCCGGAGAAACAGGGCTGACGCTTGACGATCTCGGCTTCCCGTCTGCCAATCCTTCGAGCAGTGAAGCGATTAAGGCATCGCATGAGACTCTTCGTTTGACGGCGCGCAAAGCACAGCGGACGCTCGGCACTGGCTTTATCAATGCTGGCTACCTTGCCGCGTGCCTGCGTGACGGGATGGACTACAAGCGTAACCAGGTCGCTCGCACGAGGGTGTCATGGGAACCTATCTTCGAGCCCGACATCAGTGCCATCGGTGCGGTCGGTGATGCGGTTGGGAAGATTCAGGCGGCATTTCCAGATTACTTTACTGAAGACAAGCTCAGAGAGTTAACAGGTATTTGATATGGCTGATGTTAATCAGATATTGAGAGTATACGGGAAGAACCTGCGAAAGAATGTGCGGCTCAAGGCACTTTCGGAGAAGGCATGGAGCTATGACGATGCGCATAAATTCGCCGATGAGGCGGCTGGCGTGCTCTGTGACGTGCTTAAGATGTACATGGATCCTGCAACGATCACATATGATGACGCTGTACAAATATTCGAAGCGGTTATGCGAAAGAATTATTCCGAGGTGACAAGAGTCTGCGCTAAGGTTCAGAGCGGCATCTACCGCAAAGCGGGCGTCGGGCTTAACGCGCTTACTCCGGAGTTCAATGCGGAAAAGGCACGCGGGCTTGCTACGGCAATCACTGATGCTGAAGAAGTGACGGACGATTATGTTCGCGGTCTGGTGACTAATAACTCGCTTGGAGTCGTGGACGACGCGATCCGCATCAACTCGGAAGCAAGCGAGAATGTCGGATTGTTCGTTCACATTGTCCGCAGATACGATGACGTCGGTTTGCATAACGGCAAGGACGTTTGCCAGTGGTGCATGGAACGCGAGGGCGAATGGGATGATTACCAGGACGCTCTTGCCGCTGGAGCATTTGAGCGTCATCCTGGCTGTGGGTGCATAATCGATTATCATGTTGGCAAAACACATACATGGTCCAATACGAAAGGGGCATGGAATGATGCATAAACGGTACAGATCGCGGAACAAGGATCCGGCGGAGCATAAGGAGGAATAGTATATGGACAGAGTCGGGCGGCAATCCCCGACGGTGTCCGTTATTCTGCCTTATACAGATACAAAGGGCCCTGAAGCTATTGAGCTTTATAACAAATCAGAACACGATTCACTGGAATGGCAGACAGCACTAACCTATGACATTATGGCCGTAGACGACGACGGCCTATGGGTTCACCAGAAATTCGGGTATTCAGTACCCCGACGCAATGGCAAGTCGGAAATGGCTCTTGCGAGATGTATATGGGGACTCAAGAACGGTGAGAGGATACTGTATACGGCACACAGGGCAAGTACAGCCCATTCCATATGGGACAGGCTCGGACGGCTGTGCAGTAAATGCGACATTCCGATAACGTCATCATTCCGCGCGTTCGGCAAAGAACACTTATACACGGACGACAGCGCAATAGAGTTCCGCACCAGAACGTCAACAGGCGGGCTTGGAGAGGGCTACGACCTGCTAATCATCGATGAGGCACAGGAATATACCCCAGAGCAGGAAACGGCGCTCAAATACGTCGTATCGGACTCAGCGAATCCGCAAACGATAATGTTCGGCACTCCTCCGACTGCAATCAGCGCAGGAACAGTCTTTCCGAAGTTCCGCAAAAAAGTACTGCAGAGTGAGTCATATGCATCGGGCTGGGCTGAATGGTCAGTTCCGGAAATGTCAGACGTTAATGATGTAGACCTGTGGTATGAGACAAATCCGTCAATGGGATATCACCTAAACGAGCGCAAAATCCGCTCAGAGATTGGTGACGATAACACGGATTTTAACATCCAGCGTCTGGGACTGTGGATTAAGTACAATCAAAAGTCCGCAATCAGCCGAAACGAGTGGGAAGCGCTGCAGGTCGACAAAGTGCCGAAATTCACTGGCCAGTTGTTCGCTGGCGTCAAGTTCGGCGTCAACGGCGAGAACGTCGCCCTTGCTGTTGCGGTAAAGACAACGGAAGGAAAAATTTTCTGCGAAGTCATCGGGTGTCAGCCTATCAGGAACGGCGTTGCATGGATAGTGAATTTCTTATCTAAAGCAGACATCCGGAAGGCAGTAGTAGACGGCAAGAACGGAATCGATGTTCTGATGGATGCATTGAAACAGATGCGCATCAAGCATGTGGAAACGGTCAGTGTTTCACAGGTAATCAAAGCAAACAGCGTTTTTGACATGGCAATGGAACAGGGCAGTTTCCAACATATGCACCAGTCAGCAGTAACGCAGGTTGTTACTAACTGCGAACGCCGGAAGATTGGGGCTAACGGCGGCCTCGGATATCAGTCTTCTTTGGAAGGCGCAGATATTGCGCTGCTTGACAGCATGATACTGGCACACTGGATCTGTACAGAGACTAAGACAGAGAAGAAAAAACAACATATTGATTATTAAGGCATCTCTTCGGAGGTGCTTTTTTAATACCAATTTACGGATACCACCGGTTAAAGGGAAAGGAAGCAACAATGGCCGAATTTAAAGTTATCGAGACGCAGGAACAATTAGATTCAATTATCACGGCACGGCTTGAGAGAGATCGAAAGTCATACGCCAAGCAGTTTGAAGCTGATTACAAAGAAAAAGGCTGGAAGAGCCCGGAAGAGATCGAGGCACTTACCAAAGACCTTAATGAACAGATCGGCAAACTACAGACAGCAGCGGCAGACAAAGAGAAGATCATCGCTGACAAAGATGCAGAGATTGCCAAAGGCGAAAAATACAGGAGCGACCTGGCTAAAACAAGGATCGTCATAGGCATGGGCCTGCCGATGGAAGAAGCAGAGCGTCTGATCGGCACAAACGAAACAGAGTGGAAAGAAGACGCCAAGAAGGTTGTCGAACGTTATCAAGGTTGGGCTAAAGCGCAGAACAAGCCTACTCCGATCGGGAGCCCTGAAGGCACAAGCAACAGCACAACACGTGACCAGTTCGCAAGCTGGGCAGCGTCAGCTTTTAATAACTAATTTAAGGAGGACACATCATGTCTGGAATTTCTACAAACAGAACTAATATCACACTCCCTACTGACATTTCCGCAGAGATCCTGCAGAAGACACAGGAACAGTCCGCAGTTATGAGCCTTGCGAGACAGATCCAGCTCCCCGGCCGTGGCCTTACCATCCCGGTGATCACTTCCGATCCCGAGGCGGCATGGGTCGACGAGACCGCTGCTAAGCCCGTCAGCAATCCCGGACTTTCCACAAAGATCATGCAGGCTTATAAACTGGCCGTTATTGTTCCGTTCTCTGATGAGTTCGCAAGAGATCTCGGCTCCCTGTATGATGCACTGGTCCAGCGTCTGCCCCTGGCTCTCGCCGCCAAATTCGATGCGACCGTATTCCACGGCGCTGCTCCCGGATCCAACTTCGACACATTCGCATCCGTTACTGCTCAGAGTATTTCCGGTACCGGTAACAGCGTGTATAAGGCACTGGTTGCTGCTGATACTGCGATCGCAAGTGCAGGCGGCATCCTGAACGGTTTCGCGCTGTCTCCTCAGGCAAAGGGCGAACTGCTTGGTGCGGTAGATTCTACCGGCAGACCTTTGTTTGTCAACAGTGTCGCGGATGGTGTTGTTCCGAGACTGATCGGAGCCCCTGCTCATTATGCAAAAGCGGCTTACAAAGATGGCACTTCCGGTTCCGGCGCTACTCCTGATGTTATCGGCTTCGCGGGTGACTGGACACAGGCTCTTTATGGCACTGTCGAAGGCATCAAGATTGACATGAGCAATCAGGCTTCTCTGCCGATTGGCACCAGCAATGCAATGATCTCCCTGTGGCAGAATAACATGTTCGCGGTTCGCGCCGAGATTGAGGTTGGCTTCCGTGCTGACACGAGCGTGTTCCAGAAGATCACCAGAACACACGCGTAAGAGGTGATCAATGGGCGCGGCTTTTGTAACGCTTGCCGAGCTCGAGGCACTTACTGGCGTGCGCTATACCGATGATGATTTGACGCGGGCGGAAACAATACTTCCGCTCGTGTCTGATCTGATTCGTGTTGAGGGCCGTAAATACGGCGTCGATGTTGATGCAAAAATCGAATCTGATTCCGCTTATGAATCAGTCGTGAAGATGATCACATGTGACGTCGTGGGCCGTGCTATGCGTCAGTCGAAGACAGGCGAACCGATGAGCCAGGAATCGCAGAGCGGATTAGGCTATTCATGGTCCGGCACATATGCGATACCGGGCGGCGGTGTTGCGATGTCGCTCATGAATAACGAGCGCAAAATGCTCGGCTTTAAGCGTCAAAGATATGGAGTAATGGAGTTATGGGACGGCTCAGCGGACGAACAGTAATCTTATACGACAAGCAGCAGACAGGTGTAGACGGCTTTGGGCATCCGGTTTATGAGGATGTCGCAATCACGGTGGATAACGTTCTTATCGGGGAGCCTACCAGTGAGGACGTTATCGACACACTGAATCTTACCGGTAAGCATCTGGCATACACGCTGGCGATTCCAAAGGGCGACACGCACACATGGACGGATCGCAAGGTCGAATTTTTCGGCGAAGTCTTCCATACAATCGGAGAACCCACACAGGGTATCGAAGCGCTTATTCCGCTCTCATGGAACAAAAAGGTTAAGGTAGAACGTTATGAGTAAGGTCAAATTTGAGCTGAATCTGCCGGGCCTTAATGAGTTGATGAAATCTCCGGAGATGTGCGCCATCTTGGAAGAAAACGGGAGCGCCGTTGTTATGGCTGCCGGTGATGGGTATGCGAC